ACTTAAAGGACCTGTAACACTTACTGTAGATCCAAATGAAGGCCTTTTGCTGGAAATTATGATTCCAGTAAGTTTTGAAGTTAATGGTTCACCGCTTAAAATACAAATCTTTGATGAAGACGGTAACTTTGTAGGCGTACAAGAAATAGCTAACGCTGTTTATAATGCTGGAAAAGAAAGGTGGGAAGTTTTTGAAAACGGTGTTCTTCGACCCATTGGTGAAATTTTTACCGGGGAAGAAGGAAACGTAGTTTCTAGGGTTTTTGATGCCGCTACTTCTATTTTAACGACAACAGGAACAAGTGTCTTTGAACAAGAAGGCGGTATAGCAGGAGGTATCCTTGGAGAAATAATTAATGCTGAGATAGGTTATGATTATAATCCAGAGACTAATACTCTTGAAGGTGTTGAAGAAGTAAGCCCAGAAGATTTACTTACTGGTGATAAAGATTTAACAGACGGGGCTGTAGACACTAATGGTGATGGTATTGACGATGAAACAGGTCTTCCGCTTGTTGAAGAAGTTCCAGAACCTGAGCCTACTCCTACAGCTAAAGCACCACGAGGTAGAGTTATTAGTGACAAACAAGGTAATATCGTAGGTATCTCAGGAGACGACGGCAACTTCTACATCCAGGATGCTGACGGTAACTGGGTTGTAAGACCAGAAGGTACTGACGTAGATGGAGAAACTGTTCTTTCTGGAGACACCACAGTAACAGACACCGGAAAAGAAACTATAGATACTGGCCCAGGACCAGATGTAACTACTGGCCCGTCAGTAGATGACCTTGATGGTGACGGTATTCCTAACAGTACAGATACGGACGCTGATGGTGATGGTGTTTTAGGTGCCGTTGACGGAGACGACTTAGATCCAAATGTGGGTGAAACTTTTGGAGTAGGTGGTGAAGACGATGCAATTCGTCCTGGGACAGGCGAAGTGTTAACTCCGGAAACTCCTCCACCACCTAGTTTATTTGAAGTTACTCCTCCGGGTCCTGAAGTTACTCCTCCGGGTCCTGAAGTTACTCCTCCTGGACCCGAAGTTGTTCCTCCGGGTCCTGAAGTTGTTCCTCCTGAGGTTGGTCCTGGTACTCCTTCAACTTCTTGTCCTTCTCCTGATATGCCAATTAGAACAGGGGAAAATAAAGACGAAGTTAAACGTGCTGGTGATTTACAAGTAGGTGACTTAGTTTGGACTGCTCACGAACATACAAACAAACTGGGTTTTTATAAAGTAACTTATGTAGAAATTAAAGAAGAAAAAAGGCTTAAAGTTATTTTTAGCGATGGTTTTTCTTTTGTTGGTTCTTATACGCATAAGTTTAAAAAAGAAGATTCATGGGTAGAAAGTAAGGATTTAAAAGAAGGAGAAGAGGTACAAGGTGTTAAGGTTGTTTCTATAGAAGAAGCACCTTATGGAGAAATTGTTGTAATAACAGTTGAAGACGCGCATACTTATTTTGTAGGCTCTTTGCTTTCACATAATAAAACGCCTCCTTTACCTCCACCTGAACCTCCACCTGAACCTGAAGTAGGTCCAGAGACTCCACCACCGGAGCCACCTCTTGTTAGTCCACCAACACCTCCAGGAGAACCACCTCCAACGGAACCTCCTGTAGTAGAACCAGAACAGGGACCAGAGGAACCTCCCATTGTAGGGGAACCGGGTACTCCAGGTACTCCGGGTACTCCGGGTACTCCAGGAGCAGCAGGTGCCCCAGGAGCAGCAGCACCGCGCGGTGGTTACATGGGAGGATTAAGTTATCAGCTGCCGGGTTTTGTGGGTGTTGAGTATCAACCAAAAGATTACATGGTAGAACTAAATAGAATTATTGGCGAAAGCTTGTTTGAAGGAATGTACTAATGACTTATCTTCAGTTAGTTAATAATGTACTCAGGAGACTTCGTGAAACAGAAGTTACCTCTGTGCAGTCCACAGCGTACAGTAAGCTCATTGGTGACATCGTTAATGACGCTAAGAACCTTGTGGAGAACTCGTGGGATTGGTCAGCACTTAGGACTACGTTAACAGTTACTACAGTTGCTGACATTTTTAACTACGCACTCACGGGTAGCCAAAACAGCATCAAAGAACTTAACGTGTTTAACGATACGTCCAACATTGTGATGGACTACCAAACAGCTAACTGGTTTGACGAACAGTACATGCTACAAGATCCACTATCAGGCTCACCACGGTACTATACGTACAACGGTGTTAATTCTAGTGGAGACACTTTAATTGACATTTACCCAAAGCCTGACGCTGTGTACACCATTAGATTTAACTGTGTACTACGTAATCCTGACTTAAGTGCTGATGACAGCCAGTTGTTAATTCCTTCAATGCCCGTGATACATTTGGCAGTAGCTTTGGCTGCACGAGAACGTGGCGAAACTGGAGGCACATCAGCTGCTGAGTACTTCCAGATTGCTAACAAGTATCTGTCCGATGCCATTGCACAGGACGCTGGTAGACATCCAGAAGAAACCATCTTCTATACACCGTAAGGCGCATTTGTATGGCACAAGAACTCAAAAGCATTAATCTTGTAGCACCAGCGTTCAAAGGTATCAACACCGAAGATGCACCGCTGGCACAAGATCCGTCTTTTGCTGAAACAGCTGACAACGCAGTGATTGACAAGCGTGGGCGTATTGCTGCGCGTAAAGGCTACAGCTTGCTTACTCAAGCTACGTATGAGTACGTTGTAGTGGACGACACCACTGGCTTTCAAGCAAACGAAACAATCACTGGAGGCACGTCAGGAGCTACAGCAACGATTACAGAGGTGTACAACGGCACTGTGTTACTTATTCAGGACACAAGGTCAGGAACCTTTAGCGCGTCTGAGACACTTACTGGAGGAACTTCTGCAACAACTGCTACGTACTCCTCTACTCAGACAAGTGTTGACTTAAGTTCTAATCCTCCGCGTGCAATAAAAGAGTTTAAAGACAACGCAGGTAACATCAAAATATTTTCAGTAGGTAACAACAAGATCCTAAGCGGTACGGAGACTATTGTAGACGAGACGCCTAGTGGCTATACAATTACCGCTGATAACTGGAAGATGGTCACGTTCAATGACAAGATCTATTTCTTCCAGAGTGGGCACGAGCCTCTGGTGTATGACAGCACGTCAAAAGCAGTAGAAGAACTAAGCTCTGTCTCTGGTGCAGCTGGTGTGTCTCTAACGATGTACGGTAATGAAGTTCTGGCTGCGTATGGCCGTTTGTGGACTGCTGACTTTGCTACAGAAAAATCTATTGTGTACTGGTCTGATCTTTTGATAGGCCAAGACTGGACAGGAGGTACATCAGGATCCATTGACATTTCTAAAGTTTGGCCTGATGGGTTTGACGAGATTGTAGCACTGGCTGCACACAACAACCTGTTGATTATTTTTGGTAAGCACAGTATGGTTGTTTATTCTGGTGCGGAAGCTCCTGCAACCATGGCGTTAACGGACACTGTGTCGGGCATTGGTTGCGTAGGCAGAGACACCGTACAGTACACTGGTTCTGACGTACTCTTCTTGTCACAAACTGGTCTTAAGAGTTTCGGCAGAACAATACAAGAAAAATCAATGCCACTGACTACACTGTCCTCTACGATTACTAAGGACATCATTCAATTAATTAACGAAGCAAACGAGTTATATACTTCTGTTTATCACCCAGAAGAAAACTTCTACTTACTGACCTTTAGCAATCAAGACATGACGTACTGCTTTGACATAAGAGGTACATTAGAAAACGGAGCTTACAGAGTAACACGTTGGCCTGCTACCGGATTTAAATGTTATGAAAGTAGAGACAATGGTGACTTGCTTATAGGCAACATTAACGGCTTTGGTAGGTACACTGGCTATCAAGATAACGGTAGTTCCTATCCTTTTAAGTACTTTAGTCCTGAGTTATCTTTTGGAGACCCTTCTAAACTAAAGTTTCTCAAGAAGATTAGACCTACGATTGTAGGAGGCAGTGGCCTTAATATTTTGTTTAAATGGGACTATGACTTTGGTTCTGCTTACAACGCAGAATTTATTACACTCAGTAGCCAAGCAACGGCTGAGTTTGGTGTAGACGAATATAACATAGGTCAATTCTCAAGCGGTATTCTCACGTCTAAACAGGCAATTAATGCTAACGGCAGTGGTGGAACTTTGAGCATTGGTCTAGAAACAGACATTAATGGTGGACAATTATCTTTACAGGAAATAAACATACTTGCGCTGGTAGGTAAAACAATATGAGCAACTACACTAAACTTACTGATTTTGCCTCTAAGGACGGCTTGTCTTCTGGGGACGCTAACAAAATCATCAAAGGAACTGAGTTTGAAACTGAGTTTGACAACATTGCTACGGCAATAGCAACTAAAGCAGACACTGCTAGTCCGACGTTTACTGGGACTGTGACAATGGCTGACATTGCGTTTACTGGTGAGTTGTCAACAGGTAGTATTAACGGAGGGACGTACTAATGGAAGAACTGCTTAAACTTTTAACAGGTGCTGCTGGCGGTCTTCTTACTAAAGAAGCTTATGACAAGTTAGCAGAAATTGGACAAAAAGGCTACGAAGAGTTAGCAGGAGAAGGCGGTCTTGCCGAGAAACTTTCAGGTATGCTTGAGTTTCAGCCTTATACTGTAACTTCTGCTACTGGTGGTCAGTTCGGTATGCGCAGGGACCCGGAGACGGGTCAAATGGTCTATGAACTCCAGACTTCTCCAGAAGAACAAGCGCTGCAACAACAACAGTTAGCTCGTGCCCAGGAGTTCTTCGGACAAGCTGCGATGCCTGTAGCTGACCGTGAGCAAGAAGTGTACCAGCGTATGCGTGCAGCTATGTCTCCCGAAGAGGAAAGACAGAGGCTTGCACTAGAGCAACGTTTGGCTGCACAAGGGCGTCTAGGGACGCGTACTGGCATGTTCGGTGGAACACCAGAGGCTCTTACGCTGGCTAAGGCACAAGAAGAAGCTAAAAACGCAGCTATGTTGAACGCAATGCAGTTTGCAGGTCAAGAGCAGCAACGTCTGGCTGGTTTAGGTACAGGCATGTTAGCTGCTGGGTACGTACCGCAGGCTCAGTTGATTGGGGCAGTACAGCCAGGAATGACTGCGGCAGAACGTCAGCGTCAGGCAGCATCAGAACAAGCAGGAGCGTTTGGTGAAACCTATGTCTCAGGACTAGATGCTTTACTTCAGTCTGGTTTAGGGCAAGCAGACTTAGTAGGTGCGCTTGGTTCTGGTTTAGCTGGTTCTTTTTTGAGCAGTTTGTTTAAGTAAGGAGGACACAATGGCTACATTTTCACAACAGTTCCTAGCTAATCTCGGAAGTCCTCAATGGACACAAGGGATGTTTGGCTTGGGTCAGGCTATTGGTGGTATTCCTGGGCAGATGCAGCAGCGCAGGCAGCAAGAGCAGTTTAACCAGCTGATGCAACAAGGGCAGGCTGCTATGGCTGCTGGTGATGCTGCTCAGCTGGCTCAGATAGGGCAACAGATGACTGCCGCTGGGTATGCTAAAGAAGGGCAGGCGTTGACTCAAGCTGCTATGACCGCCAGAGAACAACAGAGAACAAAGGCAGAAACAGTAGGAAAAGAAAGAGCTTCTGCTCAGATGTTAATGTCTGAATTACAGGACTACGTAAATAATCCACAACTTCCTGCTAATATGAGACAACAGGCTAATAATTTACTTAGAGCAGCAGCAGTAGCGGGTGACAGAGCAGTGCTTTTAGAACCTCGCGTAGCGCAACTAAGAACACAAATGACTCAGGCAGGTAAACCTTCTGTTGTACCTGGGGGAGCCGCTTTAGTAGGTCCTACAGGAGAAGTCTTGTACCAAGCGCCTGTTAAATCTGCTGCTCCTAAAGGACCTGATAGAGAAATTATTAAACCAAGCAAAGAAGATCCTAACTTTAGAATATTTGAAGACGGCCAACTAGTTAATACTATTCCTGTTAAAACAGAAGGTAAAACACTAGAAGAAGTAGAGATGGATAATGACCGTATTTCTCAAATAGTAAGGATCAAAGGCGATATAGCAGAACTTATGAAAAAAGAAGGTCAGTACGCAGACTGGACCGCTTCTGGAGTTATGGGACAGCTTCTGGGCAACTTTTGGGGTGGTTCTACCGCATACGACAGAAACAGTCTTATTAATTCTGTTAAAGCAAGTTTAGGTCTTGAAGCAATTACTGCTTTAAAAGAAGCATCTAAGACAGGAGCTACTGGTTTAGGTCAAGTATCTAACTTAGAACTTAACGCATTACAGTCTGAAATTGCAACTTTAAACATAGGCCAGTCAGAAGAAGCTCAGCGTGATTCTTTACGCAAAATTTTTGAGCATTTAGACAGAGTACAGAAAATTGCTTCAGGGGTAGTGCCTGTAGAGGCTATTGATTGGAATAGTCCGGAATATGCCGCAGCAGGATATGGAAAAGACCCAGTAACAGGGACAGTTATGTATACTCCGCAAGGCAAAGGAGGCCCTGTGTATAAACTTGTAGACGGATCATTCAAAAAACTGGACATTTAAAATGGCTACAGATACAGAAATTTTTGAAAGAATCTATGGCCCTCGTGTGCCTACTGTTGACCTAGAAAAACAAGAAGATGATGATGTAGTTCTGTCAAGAATTTTAGAACAAAGACAAGTAACTCTAGACAATGCTGTTGTTCCGGAAGAACCTTCGGCTTTTGACCGTATTTTTACTCAGCCTGGACAAAGGTTTTTAGAGCGCGGCGGTGCTATGCTTGGACGTATGGGAGAAGCAGCAGAAAGTATGGTTACTCCTCCTTCTTTAGAAGAAACATACGCTAACATTGGCGTACAAAAGGGGACTAATCTTCCTTCTGTTTTACTGCAGACTATAGGTAACCCTGTTTCTCTTGGTTTTGATATTCTTGCGAATACTATTGTAGTCGGAGCAGAAGGAGCTTTAAGTTTAGTTCCTGACGCAGCTAAAGAAGGAACTATGGAGTTTCTTAATCAAGCTTTGCAAACAGAAACTGGTCAGCTGGCTATGAAAGCTTTAGGAGAAGGGGCAGAAGCTTGGGAAGACTATTCTCAAAAGTATCCTAATCAAGCAGCCAACTGGAGAGCTTTTTTTGAAATACAAGCAGGCTTACCAAAAAACATCCTTTTAGACTATTCTCCTGATCTGCGCCCAATAAGAATATCAACTATTGGCACAAGAAAAGTAACTGAGCCTTTAGCAGGTATTGATAAAGATGTCTACAACATTGCTTATTCCTCTCCTCAGAAAAGCATAGAGCAGGCTAAATTAACAACAGATCCAAGAGGACCTCTTAGGACACAACAACAACTAGCTAGTCAAGAACAACTTGATGTAATAGATGAGCTAAAAAAAGCAGGTGTTAAAGGAAATCTGACTTTACAACAAAACCTTAACAGAACACAAGAATACTTAGATAAGCTTGATAGAAGTATCTTGGGTATGGCTAGGAGAAGAAAAGCACAAACAGTAGATACCGCAAAGTTTACAGAATATCTTTCGGCAGAGTTTAGAGAAATCTTAAGCAATAATCCTAGAATCCTTAATAATAAAACAGCCAAAGCAAAACTACAAAAAAACTACGATGAGTTTTTGGCTATATTAAAAGAACAAGGAAACACAGCAGAAGGTTTCTTAAATGCTCGTCGTATCTTTGATGACAGGATGAGACGTTCTGGTGTTGATGTCGGTGATTCTAGATTAAACGCAGACGTTTTAACAGCACATGCAGTACGTAGAGCAGGAAACAAGTCTTTATTTGACATTGTTCCAGAAGCTGAGGATATCTTCGCACGACAGTCAAGAGTCTTAAGTGTACAAGATAACATTGCTCTAAAGGCCGCTAAAGAAGCACAAACAGCTATAGGCCGCTATGTTCAAGAACTTGGCTTAGATAAATACGTAGGAGAAACAATAACGAGCCAATTCATAAATGCAGCGGCGACTTTAGGTGTGGGCGTGGCTCTTTCGCCAAAAGTTATAATTCAAAAGCTGCTTAAAGCAGAAGGGCCAGCAAACATGAGAGCTAAAGTTTCTTATGCTCTTAACGACATCTTTAAAGAAATAGAGAAAGGCTTAGCTAGGACAAAAGATCCTGTGACTAAAAAGTCTCTTTTGGCTCAAAGAGCTATTGTGTATTCTGCTTTTAGAGCAGCAGGTGAGCAAATTATCGCTGAAGCTGAAGAACAACAGGAGAATAAATAATGCCTGTACCGGTAGCTCCTTTTTTCAGTAGGTACATGCTGACTGGAGACGCAACCCAAAGAAATGTAGGCGAAGCTGCTAATTTACAGCGAGACGAGTACGGTATGTTTAGCAGGGGTGAGATTACTGCGCCTGAGTTCGCTTTAAGGACAGTCGGTAACGTTTCTGATGCAACTATTGGAAACGTAGCTGGACAAATGTTTGATGCAGTAGGTTCTGTTTTTCCACAGCTCGGTGTTATTACAGAACCTGTTACAAGACCTTTAGCCTCTGGTTCTGAGTATCTAACTGAAAGATATCCACGCGCAATGAGAAATATTGAAGCTGGTCTTTCTGCAAGTGATTTTATCTTAGGTGGTGGAGGCGCAGCAGTTGCCAGACAAGCAGGTAAAAAAGTAGATCGTAGAACTGGTCCACGGTCAGGCAGAGGAATGGCTTTAGCTTCTTTAGACAACTATATAGATAATTTTTATGGTACGGTTGAAGTTACTGGTAATACTCCAGATGTTTCAGGGGCGTCTACTCCTCTAACGCCAGACCAAAAGGCTATAGAAAAACAAATATATTCTTCAGGTTCAGGCCTAAATACTTTTTTAGATTTTGCCGAAAAGATTGAGGAGAGGAGAGAACAAAACTCAGGAAACTATGATGCTTTTTTAGGAAGAGTAACAAACTATGATGTTCAGTTTACCTCTGAAGGTAAATATCAGATAACTCTTTCTATAATATCTACAGGAGATGTTGTAGAGAGTATTGGGGTTAACAATCTCACTTATAAAAACTTCATAGTAAACAATAATAATCAAGATCTAAAAAGTCCAGCCGAAGAAAATAAATGTGATTTAGAGAACTTCTTACAGGCAGTAAGAAATGATAAAGACCCAGAAACGTCTCAAGTAAATAGACAAAACAGTGAAGGTAAAACTGATTTTGTAGATTTATCCACACAAGCAAACTTAGAAAAAAAGATAGAAATAACAGATCTTTTTTACATAAGATTTGGAGCTCTTCTAAAATTCATAGAAAAAAATATTAGTCCTCATGTGGATAATAAACCAATATTACCTATAGATGAAGCTAGTGATAAACACTTTAGACTTTTTAAAACCTTAGTTTCTACAGACCCGTCTAAATGTGTCATTAAAAATGAAAATGTATTAGAATCTTTTGATAAAGAACACAATAGCATTTTTGACCCATTTGATTCGGCAGTAAATCCGGAAAATAAAACTCAAGGGATCATAGGCAACATATACCTAAACGTAAGAATGTTGGAAGATTTATTCCACAATATGATAGGTAATGATAGGTCAAAGACAGTAACTTTGTTCAACTATCTTGATAAAATATGTGACACCATAAACTCTTGT